TCTTATAAATAGATTTTTAGGATTTACTATAGAACCAATTTGCTCTAATTTTGATTTACTTTTATCTCTAAAATCTATACCCTCTATTCCAAACTCATCAATAACAGCTTCTCTAGCATCTTTTCTTGCTTTATCTCTATTTTGCAATTCATTAAAAGCTCTAAATAATTTAGTTAATTGCTTTAAAAAACCTGTAATCATATCATTAAAATCTGCACCAATATCTTTAAAGATAATTCCAAGTTCAAATTTCATTCCCAAAAACGCATTCTTCATACGTTCTCCTGATTCTTCTGCTGAAGATGCCAT